GGTGTGGTTCGTGATGCTGCTCGTGTATTTATGGTTCCGCTTGGCGATGTGAACAAAGCATTAAAGCAGGTAGATACATTTGAGGATTTCGTAGAATCTCCTAATACAAAAGAATTTAGAATTAAGTATCCAGAAGTAACATGGCTTGCAGAAAGACTACGTGGCAAGATTAGGTCTGTTGGAGTGCATGCTGCAGGTGTAGTTGTTGCTAAAGATGATATTCGCAAATATGCTCCAGTTGAATCTCGTGAGGACGCAAACGATAAAGTATCAGGAAGAATTCCAGTTGTTGCCTATGACATGGATACAGTAGCAGATATTGGTCTAATAAAGCTCGACGCCCTTGGCCTAAAGACCTTATCTGTTATATCAGATACATTAAAATCAATTAAAGATAGATCTGGTAAAGCAATAGAGTTATCTAAGATACCTCTAGACGATAAGAATGTTTATGGAATGTTAAGCGAAGGATACACAAAGGGTGTGTTCCAAGCTGAAGCAACTCCGTATACAAATCTTCTCATGAAGATGGGCGTTAGCACATTTGAAGATCTTGCAGCATCTAATGCTCTTGTTCGTCCAGGAGCCATGAATACCGTAGGTGCTTCATACATTAATCGTAAACACGGAAATGAAGCTGTTAAATATGTTCACCCAATTATGCAACCGTTTATTTCAAATACTTACGGAGTTATTATTTATCAGGAACAGGTTATGCAGGCTTGCGTACACTTGGGTGGAATGACTTGGTCCGAAGCGGACAAAGTTCGTAAAATTATTGGAAAGAAAAAAGATGCAAAAGAATTCGACCAGTTCAAGGATCAATTTATTGCTGGGGCTGAGAAGCATATTACTAAAAAAGAGGCGCAGCATCTTTGGCACGATTTCGAAGCCCACGCTGGGTATTCGTTCAATCGTAGTCATGCCGTCGCTTATTCTATGCTTTCTTATTATACCGCTTGGCTTAAGTTTTATTATCCTCTTGAATTTATGTTTTCGTTACTTAGAAATGAGGGAAACAAAGATACCAGAACAGAGTACCTTATCGAAGCAAAAAGATTAGGACTAAAGATTCGTCTACCGCATGTTAATGAATCTGATGTCTATTTCTCTCTCAAAGGAGACGCCATTATTTTTGGCTTAGCGGAAGTCAAGTTTATCTCAGATAGTATTGCAAATAAGATTATCGATCAACGACCATTTATAAACTATAAAGACTTGATAGATAAGTCTTCTAAGAAGGGTAGCGGAATTAATAGCCGTGCAATATCTGCATTAAATGCAATTGGCGGGGCGGCATTTGAAGATAATCCTAGACAGGGTAATGAGAAAGATAATTACTATGAGTATCTAGGTATTCCTACATTCAATATAGACTTGCCTCCAAGAATTAAGGCTCAGGCTAGACCAATTGAAGAGTTTGATGAATTGGGTTCATTTGTTGTGTTTGGTATGGTTAAAAATATTAAGCGTGGCACAGGTTGGGCACGAGTAGAATTAGTAGATGAAACTGGATCTATTGGATTATTCCATCATGAACAGACCCCTATTGAAACTAATCAAATGTATTTTATATTAGTTGGAGATAATCGCATTGCTAAATATGTCAAGGTCAGCGAAATTAGTCCAGACTCAAAAGATTTATTTGTAGATTATTTATATCGCAAACAGTACGACCTTGCCGATAAAGAGTACTATGTGATAAACTTTACTCCGTATAAAACCAAGGCTGGTAAAACGATGGCTCACATTGTTATGACCGATAAAGATAAGAATCTAACAAGAGCAATTGCATTCCCAACTATGTATAAAATGTCTCTCGCTAAAATGCGTGAAGGCATGAAGTGTCAGGTAATTCTAAAAGAATTAGATGATGGCACATTGAATGTTAAGGAAATTAAATGACAGAAGATGTAGAAGACTTAATTAAATCTGTTAGCATTAATCAAATTTTAATTTCAATTTTAGAGTATCATGGGAAAATAACCGTGCCGACATTAAAATTTTTAGACGCAGCACAAACAGATAAAGAATTAGTAATAGATTACGACGAAGAAGGTCCTTCGTTTACTTTTAGTTTAAGGGGTAAAAATGAACAGTCATGATATTGTAACTGAGTACGGTCTTGATGCGTTGTCTGCAGTATTGCATGAGACGGCTAGAGAAAAAGGTTTTTGGGACGGAGATTATAATCATGACAAGGTCGGAAATAAGCTTGCCCTTGTTCATTCAGAAGTAACAGAAGTATTAGAGGCAATTAGAAAATCTCAAGGATCCGAAAAAGTCGTAGAGGAAATCGCAGATGTGATAATCAGATTGTTAGATGTTTATGCAGCAATGAGAAATGAAGAGGCGGTCCTGCATAGTCTTGATGAGATACTCCATAAGAAAATGGAAAAAAATAAAATACGTCCACCCCTTCACGGAAACCTATTCTAAATGGTATAATGGTAGAAAGAGAAAAGATAAATAAATGACAATAGTACTAGATGAAGTATTGGCAAAACTAGATCCAAAAACAAGAGCAAGAGTTCAATCAGCACAAGACGTGCAGGTTCACAAGCAGAAGACCCCTAGCATTGGCCTTAATATGGCACTAAAGGGTGGACTTCCTTATGGACGTCAAGTTCTTATTTGGGGAAATAAGTCTTCTGGAAAATCTTCTTTCTGCCTACAAATGATTGCTGAGGCTCAAAAAGAAGGTAAGACTTGTGCATGGATTGATGCAGAGGCATCGTATGATCCCAAATGGGCAGAACAACTTGGAGTAGATTCAGAAAAACTTATTTACTCATCTGCTAAAACAGTAAATGACATGGTGGATGTAGCCACTAAGCTTATGGAAGCAGATGTGGATTTAATTGTAGTTGATTCTATTTCTGCTCTTCTTCCTGCTATTTATTTTGAAAAAGATGGAAATGAATTAAAGGATTTGCAGGATACTAAGCAAATCGGCGCTGAAGCAAAGGATATGACTCACGCAGTCAAGATGCTTAATTATGCAAACAAAAACACATTACTTGTTCTTATCTCACAGCAAAGAAACCAGTTCGGTTCTATGCATGCCTCCCACATACCAACAGGAGGAATGGCAGTTAAGTTCTTCTCTACCACAGTTATCAAACTTTGGTCTAGCGAGGCCGAAGCAAATGCTATTAAAGCTGGTGTTAAAGTGGGCGATAAGATTATTGAGCAAAGGGTCGGCAGACCAGTTAATTGGATTGTTGATTACAGTAAAGTCTCTCCCCCAAACCTCTCAGGGCAGTACGACTTCTACTATCAGGGAGAGGTAATAGGAGTAGATAATGTCGGAGAAACTCTTGATGTTGCAGAAATGTGTGGGGTTGTGGAGAAGGGTGGTGCTTGGTACACCGTGGATGGGGAACGGTTCCAGGGACGTGCGAAAGCGGTGCAATTCCTTCGTGATAATCCAAAAGTAGTTGATAAACTCGTAGGAGAGATTGATGCCAAATCTTAATGAATTTATTGGACCTAAACCAGAAACAATACATAAAGCAGAGTTAGAAAAACTTGGTGGCAGTAAACCATGTGCCAAATGCGATTTAGATTCAGAAGAAACATTCTGGGATCCGATTACTCTTACAATGTCTTGGACATGCCCTAGCGGTCATCCCAATACATTTAAGGTTAACTAATGTCAGAAAGATCAGAGGCAAAGCGTGATGGCGCTAAGCAACAAAAGAATAGTGGCAGAGGAGATTATCTAAAAGGTGATGCTCTATGGAACGGGTTTGTTGTTGATTATAAAGAGTCTGGTAAATCTGTAACGGTATCAAAAGAAATGTGGGCAAAGATATGTACAGATACATTTAAAGTAAACCGTGCATATCATCCAGTATTAAAATTAGTTATAGGTGAAGGAAATAGTAAAACAAGATTGGCAGTAATAGAATGGTCTTTACTGGAACAACTAGTAGAAAAGTGGAACAAATAAAAATGTCTAGCGGTCAACTTAAACCTCATTATGGATTTAATAAAATGCAAATTAAAAATGGCAGAATTGTTAGAATGAGAAAAGACGGCACGATCAAATCAGATCTTGGCCCATATCCAAAAGAAAAGCGAAATAAAAAATGACAACAATGTTAATATTTTTAACGGGAGTAGGCGTAGGGTTTGTAATTGGTTATCCGTTTGGATTATTTATTGATAAGTTAGATAAGAGGTATAAGAATGGCGGAAGATAAAAATTCCTTACAATTAATTAGCGATATAACAGAATTTAATGACCTTCATGAGTATATGAAGGATGAGCAGTTAGATAAAGCATTGGCAATTGTTGTAAAGCTTCTAATGAATCCAGATGTTCCTGCTGCTAAGGCTCCTAATCTAATTATTGAACTACAGGCTATGTCTACCAAGTTCTCCATGCTTGCCGCCGTATATTCTACAATTGCAAAAGACAAGGCTGGCACAGTAAATAATAATAAGAAGAATGTATATTATTCAGCAAAGGAGTCGATAGATAAACTTGTGGATGCCCTCAAGTATGTCGTTCGTTATAATGGCTAGAGAAATAGTAAAGAATTTAAAATTTAAAAAGTATGAAGGCAAATTCAATGTAACAGAGTTTGCACAGATGCTTGATGATGCATATAAGGCCACAAAGAGGCCTGATGGCGAAATGACAAAGAAATCATTTAGCCCAAGTAGCCTTGGGTATGGCAATGGGAATTGTCCAAGATACTGGTACATGGCATTTAGTGGAGCATATTTTGTGGATAACAATGATGCTACTGCCGTAGCAAATATGGCATATGGCACACAGGCTCACGATAGATTGCAAAAATTAATTGCTGGTCAGACATCCGATCTATTTAAAGAGAACTCTATGAAGGATGTTAAGACTGAAATAGAGATTACTAACGAGTACCCGCCAATTCGTGGATTTATTGACCTTGTGGTTGATTGGGATGGCGAAGAAGTTCTTGGTGAAATTAAAACGGCAAAGCAAGAGGTCTGGGATACACGTCAGGCTGAAATGAATCCATCAGCTAATCATATGCTTCAATTGCTTACTTATATGAAATTGCGTAACGCTAAAGAGGCTTTCTTCCTATATGAGAATAAAAATACTCAGGAGATTTTGCTTATTCCAATTCAAATGACAGCAAGGAATAAAAAGATTATAGACGAATTATTTGTTTGGATGTGTGAGGTTTGGGACAACTTTAAAGATGGAGATATTCCCATGCGTCCATTTCTTAAAACAAGTTATGCCTGCAAAGGCTGCCCGATTAAAAAAGAGTGTTGGGCGGGAGAAACGGGAACAGTACAAATAGAAGCCTACGAGGTTCCTAAACTGTGATTTGCTCTAATAGGGAATGCGGTAAAGAGTTTAAGCCAAAGACTCATAATCAAAAATATTGCAATGATGAGTGTTGCCGAATTGCTACAAACAGGCGGATTATGGAAAAATACTATGAAAAGAAAGCAATTCGTAATGGCGCAAAGCGTGAGTGTTTTAAATGTGGTGCACGGTTGAGTAGATATAATGAATCTAGTGCATGTTCATCATGCACAAAAGCACGTAACGAACAAAATAGAAAGAAATTATTGGGGCTACTAGATGAGATTAGCTGAATTAGTTAAGACTAAAGCAAGTAGGGTATTGGGTATTGATGCCTCTACAAATTCCGTCGCCTTCTGTTTAATGGAAAACGATAAGCCATTAAAGTGGGGTAAGATTGAATTTACTGGCGCAGATATATTTGAAAAAATATATGATGCTAAGGTTAAAATGCATGCCATGCTACCCCAACTTAAATCAGATTATATTGTTATTGAGGGAGCAGTGTTTGTCAAATCCCCAGATGCCGTGATAAAATTGTCTTATGTCTACGGTGTCGTTATTGCTGAGCTTATGTCTACTGGCGCTTCCGTTATTACTATTTCTCCTACATCTTGGCAAGCATATATTGGAAATAAAAACCCAACAAAACTGGAGAAGGACACGCTTAGGTTTGAAAATCCAGGACATGCCGACTCTTGGTATAAAACAAAAATGCGAGAGATTAGGAAGCAACGCACAGTAGATTACTTTAATAATAAATACGATTTAAAACTAGATGATTTTGACGTGGCAGATGCATTCGGCATTGCCCATTATTCAAATACGGTGCTGACAGAACGATGAAATTATATCAAAGCCAGACATGGTTATATCGTAGATATGTAGTACAGAAAAAGTCTGTCACAGAAATTGCGGCGGAATGCGGAGTCTCTGCTATGACTATACAGAGGCATCTAGAGAAGTTTGGGTTAATTAGAAAATGAAAATATTAGAACTTGGATCTGGATCTGTCCCAATTGAAGGAGCAGTACACCATGATAGAATTTTTCATTCAGACTGGATAGATGTTGCACATGACCTAGACATTCTTCCATGGATATGGGATAATAATGAATGGGATATGGTTTATGCAATAGATGTTTTTGAGCATATTAATTTAGAAATTATTCAATGGATTTCTGAATGTCATAGAGTCTTAAAGGTTGGCGGGAAACTTATAATGAGATTACCAGCATGGGATAATGAATTATCTTATAGGGATCCAACACATAAAAAGGTTTTTCACCACGAAACATTTGATTATTTTGATCCAGAAAAAGATCTTTATAAATTGTTTGGAAGATACTATTGGGACAATACCCCAAAGTTTTCTGTCAAATTCCTAGGCAGAGAAAATAATGACCTAAAATACGAATTGAGTAAAATATAATGGAACCAGTATTCCCAGATGTAAAAGAATTTAGATGTGATGATTTATATTTGCTTACAGTAGGAACAGAAGCGGGTAGCGAAATTTGGCATACCTGCCATGAAATTGCACACATGCTAATTAAGAAAAATATTGCCTACGGCAACTCAGCCCTTGCGCCTGTGCGTATATTTTCAAAGGCGGGACCAAGAGAACAGCTTCATGTCCGTATTGATGATAAATTAAATAGATTAATGAAGGGTACAGAATATCCAGGCGACAATGATATTGATGATTTAATTGGATATCTAGTCTTACTTAAAATAGCTAAATCTAAATCAATCGAATCCTAGTCAACTAAGATGGTATAATACATATATGGAAATCGAATTAGCGGATCATTTTGACCGCATGAATAAGGTAGTAGAGGAATTACTTAAGGGTAATAATCCTACTCAGATTGCCACTCTGACGGGTTTTAAACGTGCAGATGTTATAGAGTATATCGACGAATGGAAAGAGGTCGTCAGAAGCGATTCTGGGGCTCGTGAGAGGGCCAAGGAAGCCATCTCTGGGGCAGACCAGCATTACGCTATGCTCATTAAAGAGGCCTGGAAGACCGTAGAGGATGCAGATACTCAGGGTCAATTAAACGTTAAGGCCACCGCTCTTAAACTAATTGCAGATATTGAAGGCAAAAGAATTGGCATGCTTCAAGAAGTTGGCCTTCTCGATAATGCTGAGCTTGCAACACAATTGGCGGAAACTGAGCGTAAGCAAGACATCCTTGTAAAGATTCTTAAAGAAGTTACAGCAACATGCCCTAAGTGTAAACTAGATGTAGCAAAAAGACTATCTCAAATTACGGGGGTAGTCGAACCAGTAGTAATAGAAGTAGAGGAGTCTGGTGGAGCTTAATTTTAATGATCTCATCGATATCCTTGACGGAGAGGAATTTGATGAAAGACCAGTCGATTTACGAACATTTGTTACGGGACAAGATTACCTTGCTTTACCTCCGCTTTCGGAGTACCAGTATACACTCGTTGAGAAGAGCAGCCAGATCTACAAAGAATCAACCTTAATTAAATTATTTGGTGAAGAAGAAGGCCGCCGTCGCTATAAACAAACATGCAATGAAGTGATTGCACAGCTTGGAAAAGGAAGCGGCAAGGATTACTGTTCTACCATAGCAGTAGCGTATATAGTATATTTGCTATTATGCCTTAAAGATCCAGCATCATATTATGGTAAACCTCCTGGAGACACAATTGATATTATTAATATTGCTGTTAACGCACAGCAAGCAAACAATGTTTTCTTTAAAGGATTTAAAACACGCATAGATAGATCCCCTTGGTTTATTGGTAAGTATGAGGCCAAGGCTTCTGAAGTTAGATTTAATAAGAATGTAAACGTATATTCAGGACACTCTGAACGTGAGGCATTTGAAGGTTATAACGTAATAGCCGTAATCCTTGACGAAATTTCTGGCTTTGCCACAGAAAATACAACTGGTCATGATCAGGCTAAGACGGCTGATGCTATCTATGATATGTATCGTGGATCCGTTGTTTCTCGTTTTCCAGATTATGGTAAGGTTATTCTTCTTTCATTCCCCCGCTTCAAGAATGATCCTATTCAAAAGTTCTATGATTCTGTGGTGGCGGAGAAAGAAACTATTATTAGATCAAAGACAATGAAGATGGATGATGCTCTTCCAGATGGGACGGAAGGAAATGAAATTGCAGTGGAATGGGAAGAAGACCATATCATTTCATATATCATTCCTAAGACATATGCCCTCAAGAGACCTACATGGGAAATTAATCCAACCAAGAAAATAGAAGACTTTAAAGTAGAATTTTATAAGAATATGCCAGACGCCCTTAGTCGTTTTGCCTGTATGCCACCAGAAGCAGTAGATGCATTCTTTAAATCAAGAGAGAAGATTGAAAAAGCATTTAGCAATATGGCATTGGCTGTCGACGGATTTGGCAGACTTGAATCATGGTTTGCGCCAGATCCAGACAAAGAATATTTTTTGCATGTTGACTTAGCGCAAAAGCATGACCATTGTGCCGTAGCAATGTCACATGTAAATAAATGGGTTAATGTTAAAGTAACAGATGATTATTCGCAAGCAGCCCCAATTGTAGAGGTTGATGCAGTTAGATATTGGACTCCTACCGCAGATAAGTCTGTGGACTTTACAGAAGTTAAAGATTATATATTGAGTTTAAGATCTGCTGGATTTAATATTCGTGTATGCACATTTGACAGATGGAATTCACACGACATGATGCAACAATTAAAACAATACGGAATTAATACTGAAACATTATCAGTAGCAAAGAAACATTATGATGACATGGCCATGGTAGTACTTGAAGAAAGATTAACTGGACCACACATACCCTTGCTTATTGACGAATTGCTTCAGTTAAAGATTATGAGAGATAGGGTAGATCATCCACGAAAAGGATCTAAAGACTTGGCGGATGCTGTATGTGGATCTATTTATAATGCTATTAGCAGAACCAAATCAACAACTATAGGCGAGATAGAAGTTCATACATATGATAGTTTAAAGGTAGATGTAGAACAAGAATATGGAAGACGAATGAATGTTATAGAGGCTCCTAGAATGCCTAAGCAATTAGCGGATGTATTAGAAGGAATGGAAATAGTATGAGTATATATCAAGATAAAGCTAAAGAGTGTAAGTGTTGTGGAAAACATGTTCCACTCCCTACAACCCTAAAGGAGTATAATGGTACTATGCTCTGCCCCACAACATTCTCGAATGTAGTGGAATATAAAAGAATATGGAAAGCTGCTGGGTCTAGACCACCTGGAAGTACTAGAAAACATTTTTCTGATTACGTTCAGCAATTAGTTGAAGCAACCATTAATCAGGAGGAATAATGGAAGATTACGAAGATTCAGATGAAAGCAGAATGGCTCATTATTTAGAGATGGGCGTTATAGAGATTGCTGGAGTTGACGAAAAGGGTGAGATTATGTTTGCCATCCATGATACCGCAAAAGATCTTGCTCCAGAATTATGGCAGGCTCATATGGATTATGTAGATAAAGGTTTAATTGAATTATATGAGGCTGGCTACGTTAAAGTAGACTATGATGAAAATCTAGAAGCAACGATAAGTTTAAGCGAAGAGGGATTCCAAATTGCAAAAGAAAAGGGGCTAATCCCAATAGATATGGAATTTGACGTCCCAAATAATTAGTTGTAATTCAAAATACTATTTGCTATAATATATGTGGGTCGCCAAATGGGGCCCACAAATTAATTTATTCGCTTGAAGGAGGAATAAAATGGTAACAAAGTTTGCAATGGATCTATTTAATGATCCATTTTTTATTGGATGGGATACAAATTTTGCAAAAATGCAATCTTCAAACTCTAACTATCCAATTTATGATCTAGTCAAATTAGATAGCGGTGCTTACGGAATCAGTCTAGCAATTGCTGGATTTGAACGTGAAGACATAAACATTTACGTTGAAAATAATAACTTGGTGATCAAGGGTCAACTACATGGAGAACACTGGGATGGAGAGTATATTCACGCAGGTATCGCCAAAAGAAATTTCGAAAGGTCATTTTCATTAGGAGAATATATGGAAGTTACTGAAGCTAAAATGAAAGACGGCATGCTTCATATATTAATCGAAAAAAATGTTCCAGAAGAAGCAAAGCCAAAGACAATCAAAATTAAATAAGGTATAATAGTAACCTGGGCAACTGCCTAGGATCCGCCTGAGCATGCGGCTAAACTGCTCATTAAAATTTAAGGAGAGTTATGTTTGAATATAGAGTAAAGC